AATTCCTCTTGAGAAGTTAAAAGAACTGGCGAAGAAAGCTGGCATTACGGGTAAACGTGCACGATTGGCAATAACTTTACGAAAGTTTTCTAAAAAATAATCTTTTGAGGGCTACCAAGTAAACCTCGTTAAAAACTTGGGAAAAGTCGGAGTTATCGCTCTCTTAAAAGCGATTGAGTTATAGGAACTCTTAAAAAACTATGGATAATGAATCAGAGAAGGAAAACTCTTTAAACCAAGACGACGAGCTTGAGTCTTTAATTAATAGCTTCGCAGATGAAGAAGCTTCCACTTCGTCTGATGATTCCGCCAGTGCGGAAACCTTGGAGGAAAAAGTTAAAAAACTTGAGAGTGTAAATAAACAACTTTACGCTCGCCTCCAAAAAATGAAGGAAGCAAAACCAAAGGTCGTGGAACCTCAAGACGACAAGGACTTTCAAAAGAAAATTGAGTTTGCCATCTTTCACGGGAAAGATTTAACCAAAGAAGAGATGGAGGAGGTTTTTACTTATGCAAAAGCCAAAAATGTCTCTTATGAAGAAGCGTTAAAATCTCCTGTGATATCTGTTTATTTGGAAAAATCCAAAGAGCAGAGAAAGGCAGAGCAGGCTCAAGTAGATGTTGAATCTGGTAAATCTGATATTGAAAAGAAATATACGTCAGAGCAACTTCGGTCTATGTCTCTTGAGGACTTGAAAAAGATTATTCCGAAATAGAGATAGTTCTTTAAAACAGGCTATCTCTTATAAGGGATAGTCTATAAATATGGCTTCATTGACGACTACCCTGACTAACCTGATGCAGACTTACTATGATAGGGTTTTCTTGGAGAGGGCAAAGGCTGAGCTGGTTCACGATGTGGGAGCCCAAAGGAAAACCGTTCCAATGTATAGTGGTAAAACTATTACTTGGAATCGTTTTTCTCCTCTTGCTGTCGTGACCACCCCGATCACTGAATCTGATTTTATCCCCTCTTCTGTGGATATGACTACAACCCAGGTGACAGCCGTTTTGGCTGATTACGGGAACTGGACAAAGGTTTCTGGGTTGTTTAAACTCACTTCTCTTGATGAAAATCTTCAAGAGCACGTTGAGGTTCTCGGACAGAATGCTGGAGAAAGTTTAGATGCTCTTATCCGAGAGGAACTCTATACAAATGCAACTGTTCAGTTTGCTGGCGGAAAATCTGCTCTTTCAGCAATTGCCGCTTCTGATGTTTTGACTGGCGCTGAAATAAGAAAGGCTGTCAGAACCCTTAAGACAAACAAGGCTAAAAGGTTTGAGAATGGCTTTTATAAGGGCATTGTTCAACCTGCGACTTCTTATGACTTAATGGGTAATTCTGAATGGCTTGATGCTTATAGATATGTTACGCCGGAAAACATTCAGGCTGGACAACTTGGTAGATTGCACGGGGTTGAATTTTATGAGACAAACCAGGGTAAATTTGAAACCTCGAATACAACTGTTTACAGCAACTTTATCTTTGGTAAAAATGCTTATGGAACAGTTAACATAGAGGGTCAGCCTGGTTCTCGTGTCTACGTAAAACAACCTGGTCCTGCTTCTACTGACAATCCTCTCAATACTTTTAGCACGGTTGGTTGGAGAGCGACATTTGCTACCAAAGTTCTTAATCCGAACTGGGTGGTGAATGTGAAGACTGGCGCTACTGCCTAAGTAGCATAAGTCTTGAGTCCATCGGACGGGTAAGTCTCTGCGAACCCGCCTGATGGTGCAGAGACCTCAAGAATTATCTCTTTTAAAAATATGAAAGTTATACCTGATTTTGAGAACGAATTAAAAAAAATAGATCCTGGTTTTAATATTAGGGTTAATTTGGCTTATCCGGAAATGGCTGGTGTTTATTGGAAGCATCTTTATATTTGTGCCTTGCCGTCTAATGAAATTTATGATGACGTTAAAAATCTTTATGTTAATACAGCTGGCATTGTCCACAGAACACGCCCTCAGGTTTTGGCAATTGTTAGTGATTACATTCGTCGAATTAAAGGAGAAGATGGCTTTTTTGAGAGCGAAATGAGCTTTGATGAAAAAGCATAAAATTTTACTAATTTATACAGATTGGGGGACAAATGATTATAGGCTAAAAACTGGCGATTTTGGTGCGATTGGTTATTACCGAATTATAAAGCCTGCTCATTATTTAAAAGACTATTTTGATGTGGAGGTGGCTGGGAAAAACCTTGATAGGTTTGGTTCGTCTGCCCAAGAAATTTGGCGAAAAGTTTTTCGTGAGTTTGATGTGGTAATTACAAAATACAGCGACAATCCAAATGCCCTAGTGCCACTTTTGTTTTTTGCTGATCGCTATAAAAAGCCGTTAATTATTGATGTTGATGATAATATTTATGATATTCCTGATTCTAACCCCGCCAAAAAAGAACTTGAAACTGGTGGCGGATTAACAATTAAAACTTCTTATTCTTTGGCAACGGGATTATTTGTTTCAACTCGTCCATTAAAAGAGAAAATCGAAAAACACCTTAAAGAAGTTCACGGAATTAAAAAAGATATTTTTGTTTTGCCTAATTGTAATGATTATTTAGATTGGCTTTATCCTTCAGAAAAACACGACGGTAGAATAATTGTTGGATATTCTGGTTCAATAACACACGACGATGATTTGGAGATAATTGTTCCGGTTATGAATAAAATCTTTGAGAAATATCCGAATGTTAAGTTTCACTTAATTGGCTCAGTAAGGAAAGAAAGGCGAGACGCATTTAAGGCAAAATTTGGCAAATATCACTATCAAGTGAAAATTAAGTTGGGTGTTCCTGCTTTTAAATTTTATCCGCCGTTTTTGGCATTGCAGGGGTTTGATATTGGTTTAGCGCCGCTTGCAGATAACGAATTCAATAAATGTAAATCGCACATCAAATGGATGGAATATTCAATGTATAAAATACCGACGGTTGCCTCAAGGTTTTATCCTTATTGTGAGACAATAGAGGGAATTAAAACAATTCAAGATGGTAAGACTGGTTTTTTAGCTGGCGACGAAAAAGAATGGGTTGAAAAATTAAGTCTTTTAATTGAAGATAAACAAAAGAGATTAGAGATGGGGCAGAATGCCTATGATTACATTAAAGACAATTGGCAGTATAGAGATAATATTAAAAAATGGGTTAAGGCGATTAAACATTTTTTATAAAATGCATATAGAGGTTTTGGATTTTTTAAAAAGAACAAAAGAAAAATATCCGGATAAATTTAAAAATGTTAGAGTTTTGGAAATTGGAAGTTTAGACATAAATGGAACCCCAAGACAATTTTTTGAGGATTGCGATTATATTGGCGTAGATAGACAGGCTGGCAACGGCGTAGATATTGTTTGCAGGGCTCACGAGTATAAATCTAGAAAGAAGTTTGACGTTGTGATAACAACCGAGATGTTAGAACACGATAAATATGCGGATTTGTCTATAAAAAATGCTTGGAATTTACTTAAAAAGGGAGGAATTTTAATTGGAACGACGGCTAATGTAAATCGTCCTTCGCATTATGAGTTTGTGGGCGAAGATAATCATTATGAGAATATTAGTAGAGAGCGGGTGGAGGCGTGGGTTAAAGACTTTAATGTTAAGAAGTTTGAAATTGAGGAAGACGATGGGAAACAAGATATAAGATTTATATTTTTTAAGTCTTGACATTAAATTTAAAGAGATTAAAATTAAGAGGAGAATGCCGGTGAGCATCAATGCTTGTCGGCGTTTTTGTTTATGAAATTTAATGACACAACCAATAATTCGGGAATTTGCCAAGATGTGTGGTATCTTACAGGAACAGATAGCACATCTTTAACAACATCAAACATTGCAAGAATTACAAATAAAGTTTTGCGAGAACTTGCTTTAGATGCCTGGCGGTTTTCTAATTCTTGGAAATTTGATGACTCTAACCAAACAACTTTTGCAACTGCAGAACAAACGCTTGTAAATGGGCAAAATGATTATTCTTTACCTTCAACCGCCTTTGATGTTCAAAGGGTTGAAGTTCAGGATATAGATGGAAATTGGTATGTTGTTAATCCAATGAGCATTGATGAATTAAAAAACATTGCCGTTGATGAATTTTACAAAACAAATGGCAGACCGATTTATTATTATATTGATGGGTTTAGCTTGAGATTAAAGCCTGCCCCTGACACAACGCAAGTTTCAAAAGTTAGGCTTTATATGTTTAGAGATATTTTAGAATTTGTTTCAACGGACACAGATAAAGAGCCGGGAATTCCTGCTGTTTTGCATCCGATTATTCCATTTTTGGTATCTTTAGAATACGCCACAATAAACGGACTAAACGATAAAGTTTCTTATTTAAAATTGAAAGTAGACGAGTGGAGACAAAGATTTGTAGATTACTTTACCCAAAGAGAAAAAATAAAGGTCAAATTTACGCCAAAAAAATATAATTTTGAATGAGCTGGGATTTTATAACAAAAAATAGTGGCAGCTGGGACGATATCAATAAAAGTGATATCACAATTTATTTTGTTTCAGAAAGTGGTGATTATTATTTGGTTGGACAAGATGAAGATGAATTTTTAATAACACAAGAAGCTGGGTCGGGTTGGAATTTTATAAATAAAGACTAATATGAATAAACTTTGGTCATCTGTCAATAGGGGAACATATAATGCATCTACGCAATACTATGTAGGTGATTTTGTAAATTATAACGGGTCTTGTTATACTTGTATTCAAAATTCGTTAGGAAATGCGCCCACTAACACTTCTTATTGGACGCTGGTTGCTTCTAAAGGAGATACGGGAGCAACGGGTCCAACTGGACCACAGGGACCACAGGGACCCCAAGGACCACAGGGTCCACAGGGACCACAAGGTCCACAAGGAGATGTTGGACCACAAGGACCACAAGGACCAGCAGGAGCAGATGGACTTGATATAACTTGGAGGGGCGAATATAACAATTCAACTTCTTACTCTGTCAATGATGCTGTTTCATATAATGGTTCATCTTACATTTGTAAATTGGCAAGCACTGGTAATCCTCCAACCAATACCACTTATTGGGATTTAATGGCACAGAAAGGGGTGGACGGAACAGGAAGTGGAGATGTTGTTGGTCCAGCCTCTGCGACTGACCTAGATATTGCAGTTTTTGATGGGACGACAGGAAAACTTATTAAAGATGGCGGGAAAAAGATTGCTGATCTTCAGACTGCATTGGGGTATACGCCAGAAAATTCTGCAAATAAAGAGACTGCATCTTTAGATACTTCTACAACCAAGTATCCGTGTAATAATGTTGTCAAGTCGGCTGTTGATGCAAAAGTTTCTGGACCAGCCTCTGCAACTGATAGTGCTGTTGTTATATATGATGGCACAACCGGAAAGTTGGTTAAAGATAGCGGGAAAACTCTTCCGTCCGGAAATATTGTTGGGACATCAGATAGCCAAACTCTTTCTAATAAAACTCTTACTAAGCCAACCATCAATGGTTCTACTCCTGCTGTTACGGCAGACAGCTATGGCTCAACTATAACCTTTGATATGGCGTCGTCTAATATCCACGTTGTGACACTTACGGGCAATGCCACGTTGGCGGTTTCTAATGTTTCGGTTGGGCAGATTTTTATAATTGAACTAGCACAAGACAGCACTGGTAGTAGAACGGTAACCTGGTGGAGCACGATAAAATGGGCTGGAGGAACGGCACCAACGTTAACTACGACAGCCAACAAAAAAGACGTTTTTGGTTTTAGGTGCACATCTTCAGGAAATTATGATGGCTATATTATAGGTCAAAATATATAGTTTATGGCAAAAAAGTTTCAAGTAGACACAAATGGAACATTGATGACCGGCTTGGTGGCGTATTGGAAATTTGAGGGAAATTCTAACGATTCTTGGGGTTCAAATAATGGCTCTGATGTTTCAATGTCTTATGGAGCAGGCTATGGGAAGGTAAATCAGGGCGCAAATTTTAATGGGTCAAGTAGTTATATAAACCTTGGAAATGTGTTGGGTTCTGTCTTTACGGGTGCGCATTCTGTTAGCGTTTGGGTTTATGTGAAAAGTGTTGTCTCAAATAATTGTGGAATTATTGCAAAGGTTAAAGCGTCCCCCAATATTCCGTGTCCAATTGATTATTCTATTCTCCAAACAACAGCCAAAATAAGAATGATGTTTGGAGACGGCAGTAATTATTGGTGGATAGATACTACGAATGCTCTTCCTCTCAACCAGTGGAATCATCTTGTTTATACATATGATGGTTCGGGCAGTTTTTCTGGAATGAAAATATATTTAAACAATAGTCTTTGTTCTGTTAATACAAATGATATATTTAGAACACCCGCAGATTTGTCTTATAATATGAACATTGGCGCAAGAAATAATGGGGGTATAAACTTTTTTAATGGTTATATGGACGAGTTTGGTGTTTGGTCTAAAGCCCTTTCCACACAAGAAATTGCAGACCTTTATAACAGCGGAAATGGGCAGACACTGATAGACGTCCCTAGTAACCCCGCCTTTTTATTAAATTTTTTGTAATTATGGAAGAGACAATTTTTACAGAATTGATAAAGTATGGTGGAGGGGTTGCGGTGCTTATTGCCTTATACTTTGTCCTTAAAGAAATCTCCCAAATTGTCCAGTCTCGCAATGGAAATGGCAAATTGGGCGAACTTCAAAAAATAGTTACCAATGATTATAGACACGAATTTGATCGCCTTTGGGATGCTGTGGATA